TGCGGCCCGTGTCGCGCGTCCGCTCGCCTGTCGGGCGGCCAGGATGGACGGGCATCAAGGGCATCAGTCGCATAACTCCAGCAGCGGGCGCACGTCCTCGCCGCACTGCAGCACGCACGTTGGGCGATGCCGGGCCGGCAGGCGTAACACTAGGCCGCACCAGTGACAGCGCCTCACAGCAGGCCCAGCCAGCGCGCGACCAGCGCCACGACGAGCACCAGGAACAGCACGTCGACCACGACGCGCACCGTCGGCGGATGCGACGCGAACGCCGTCCGCAGGACGAACCAGAGCAGCGCGACCAGGACGAGCGTCAGCAGCAGCGGGATCACGACTCGGCCTCATGGCCGCCGAGCAGTCGCCGCAGCAGAATCAGCGTCGCCGCATCGGGCGGGTCGGCCGCGGTCATGTCGGGCGGGGTCGCCTGGCCGGGCTTGACCGCGACATCGATGTCGCCCTTGCAGCGCAGCGAGGTCAGCGACTCGAGCACGATCGGCAGGTTGATCGGCCCGTGCGCATGCAGGCCGTCGGCGAGCGCGCCCTCGACCACGGTGAGCCGTTCCTCGAGCGCGGCGTATGCCCCTTCAAGCGCCTCGACCCGGTCGTGCAGGGCGTCGATCTGGTCCTGGTACTCGCCCGCCGGCGGCGCCGTGCCTTCGGCGCTTTGCACGGGCGCGTACGCATGGCCCGCCACCCAATACCACGCCCACACCAGGCCGCTGCTGTTCGCGTCGACGGATTTACCCGACTTCGCGTACGTGCCAGCGGCGTCATCCACGTACTGCATGCACCGGGTGTAATAGCCGTTTTCGTCGGGGGTCGCCGACGGCAGAAAGATCCGCCCTTTCGGCACGCCGGAAAACTGCTGCGTAAAGGCGAAATACGGCATGGACGCATTCGGGATCACGCCGGGTCCGTAGCCGGGCGGCAGGCCGCAGCCGGTCATGATGGCTTCCCAATTCGTCGCCGGCGCGCCGCGCTGCTGGCCGATGCCGGCAAAAAACCAGTCACGGGCCTCGTCCTCGGTCTGCGGACAGCGGGTCATGTCGAACGGCATGGTTACTCCTCGTCGCGGTCGTTCGCCGCGAGCTTCGCATAATCCGGCGCTGCCGGCTCAGGGCGCAAGCGCGCCAGGATTTGCGCCGGCGTGCCCAGCGGCGCCGGCTCGACGTAGGCGGCCAGCGCCTGGTGCGTCAGCATCGATCGCCGATAGCGCGATTCCAGCAGAATCGCCAGGAACCGATCGCAGCCGCCACAGTGCCGCTCCGTCAGCGCGTACTCGACGAGGTCACCCTGGCTATCGGTCGCGAACCGCGACCCGCATTGGAAACACGCCCATTCGCGCGGCGTCATCGCGCCTCCAATCGTTCGCGCTCGCAGACCCACGCGCGAAGCGTCGAGATGGGTTCCAACGCGTCCGCTGGAACGAAATACGCGGGCCGACTTGTTATCCGCCAGAATTGATCCCGCTTCCCGTCGCGCCCGAAACACCAGCCGGCCACATGCAGCGCGGGCGCGCGGCCTGTCACGAGTACCCACGGCGTCCCGTCGGCGTCGGTCGGATGCAAGATCAAACAGCCGTGATCATGCGGCGTCGTGCGGACCTGTATCCCGTGTCGGAGGTCGCCGATCGCCGCGTCGCCGCCGATGCACCCGTCAAACGGCAGACCTAATGTTTTCGCCGCGGCGCGCTCGCCGAGTGCCCCGTCGATCTCGTTGGCCCACGCGAGCGCGTTCGGGTCGGCGAGCCCGTAGCGGTGGCGTTGTGCGTGCCGGCGCGCATAGGCGCAGCGCATAACGCCCGTGATCGCCGCCTCAAGGATTTCCGCCCATGTCAGCGTCACGACCACGGCGCGCGCTGTCGTCGTCACGCGCGCCGCCTCGCCTGCGCGACCAGGACCGCGTCGTAGGCCCGGCGCACCAGGTCGCTGTTGTAGGCCAGGCCGCGCGACGCACAGAGCGTCTTGAAATGCTCGCCGGCCGTGCTCATGGTCGGGTCATGGTCGACCGTGCGCGCGAGGACGAGCGCCTCAGCCATGACGACGCACGCCAGCGCGAACGTCGCTGGTTCCGGGTCGTGGATTTCCCGTCGAGCGAACGCGAGCCGGCGCGGAGCGTCGGTGCTTGTACTCTTAGTACTGGTTTCATGGATCATGGATAAGAGCGGCACATATGCGTCACGTGACGCGTCACACGAGGCGTCACGCGTCACACCACCATTCGCTTTCGCCGCCCGCCAGCGCCGCATTTTTTCCCGATGTTGTTCCCGCTTCTCCTTCTCCCGTTGGGCCGTAGGGTTCCAGGCGTGGAAATCGTGAATCACGTATCCGCCCTTGACCTTTCGCCAGAGCCGAATCGTGCGGTTTGCCAAAACTTTTGCGATCGATCCGCTGTTTGAAATGGCACCACAAGACGAAACGACACTTTCGGGGACGAACCCGTCGGTCAGGTGTTGCCGGGCGTAGGCGAGCCCCAGCAGGTAGAGATGGAGCGCCCGCGACGCGCCGCCAGGCCCCAGCAGTTCGCCGGCTTTCAGGATCTTGGGATGGGTCGGCAGCCGGTCGTCGAGATAGAGCATTTATCGTTTCCGCCAGTTCTTATCAGGCACCGGGATCTCAAGGTTGCGATCGGCCGCCCAGTCGCGCACCCAGTCGATCAATCCCGACATTTCGTCCGCATTCAGCCACGACAGCGACGGCTTGACCGGTACGTCCTGCGCGAACGCGCCCCACTCGAACCCAAACCGCTCCGCTAGGAGATCGCGGGACATCTGCCGATCGCTGGTGCCGAAATACTCGGCGCAGCGCGGCACGACCACGGACCACCAGTAGCGCCGCTGCTGCACGCGCGGCGGTTCCGTCTGGTCGGCCGTGATCGTGATGTTGACTTGCGTGCCCTCGGGGAGTTCGTGCAGATAGAGCGCGAGCGCGTCCCGGTCGGGCAGTTGTACGCGTTTCGGTGTGCCCGTGACGACGCCGGTGACGGCGACACTTTTCACGTCAATGACCATCGCGGGGCTCATGCTCAATCACGATCCGGCCGACATCGGCCATCAGCTCGACCTGGCCGACGAGTGTGACGATCACGGTCGTCGGCTGTCCGACCTCCGCGGTGATTTCGATCGCGCGGCAGGCGTTCGTCACCTCGACGCCGTTGATCAGCACCTGGGATCCGATCCCGGCTGGCGTCAGGACGACGGCGATCGTGTTCATGGGTTGAGCCCGCGCAACAGCGGCAGCGACCGATCGCGGACGTAGCGCACCGGGCGCGTCATATTCTGGGGCGGCTCGTAGGTCAGCCGGCCGTCGCAATCGACAAACGGGCACTTATCGCGCGGCTGCAAGCACGCTTCCTCCCACTTGGTGTGGCAGACAGCGCAATAGAGCGGTGAAACATCCGCGATCATTGGTTGGCCTCGAAAAACGCCCGGGCGAAGCCCGGCGGCGTCAGGCTGCGCTGCGCCTTGCGGTCGGGCCCTGGCGAATAGCGATGCGTTTTTGATCCTTCAGTCGCCTCGACCCGCGTCATGGGGGGCGGGATGAACTGCCCCCAGAGCAGCGTCCGTTTCGTATAGGGGTCGCCGTAGTCGGCCGGGTGAAAGGCCATTCGCGGCGGGCCCAGGTAGCGCCGCAGCCGGCCGACGGGATTTTCGAGCGCCCAGAATTTCGGCTGCTGCACCCACGCAATGCGGATACAGGCGTCGACCAGGCTGAGCGCCTCCAGCAGCGCGCCGTCGCCCTTTGCGGCCCACCAGCGCGCGCCCGAGCCGGCGAGATGGGTGCAATCGGGCGCCGCGAGAATGCCCCAGACGCCGGCGCGCGCCCGCTGCAGCAGCCGCACGTCCTGGCCGCGGGTCAGGTCGTAGACCTCGACGCAATAGCCAGCGTCGCGGTACGGTTGCGACCACGCGCCCGAGCCCCCGCAGAGATCCCAGATCAGCATCATGCCGCCGCCAGCAGACCGCGCACGTCGTCCAGTTCGCGCTCGACCTCGGCGAGAAACGCGCGCGCCATGAGTTCGTACGCCGCCACGTCGACGGCCTCGCGCGGTACGCGCACCCGGAACAGTTGCAGCGCCGGCGGAAACCGATCGTCATAGCTGACGAAATCGCAGAACCCGGCGCCGGTGATCCAGAGGTTGTGCGTCACCTGGGCGCGATAGTCGAGCGGCAGCGCGCGGCCGCGGATGTAGCCCAGGTGCGTCGCCGGTTTCGGGCACTTGATTTCGACGATCCCGCCGCGGACCAGGCCGTCGGGTGAACAGCCGGCCAACAGCTCGTTGTGCGCGACGAACCCCACGGGCTTGACGATCGACCCGGTCGCGGCCTCATAGGCCGCGCGGGCGGCGGCCTCCAGGTCGATCCCGCGCTGCATGTCCTTGCTGACGAAATCGCCCTCGGCGGATTGGCCGGTCAGCCGCTCGCAGACCAGGCGCAGGCGCAGGTCGCGGCGCGCGGCGGCCTCCGCGCCTTTCGTCTTAACCGTCGCCAGCATGTCGGCGGCCACGGACCCGGTCAGCTTGCCCAGGCG